GACCGCACTACATCTTACAGGGCTTATAACACAAATTGGTTCGTAGTCAGCCAATTTGCTGTCAATTTAATTGACGTCGTTGTCCACCTGCCATATCGGTTTGTTGTTGTGCAGGTGGTCGTAAGTAATCTCGCTTTCTGCGATAGCTTTAAAGTCGCACATAGCTGTATATATGGGTAGATCGATAAGATGATCTATGGGTTCATCTATAGCGTTTAAAATTTTCCCTTCCATATAAATGACTTCTTGCGGTGTTATATTGTATTTTCGCTGCAAATAATCTAAGAAGTCTTTTTCACAATTGGTTTTGTCAGATATTCGCTCCAATTGTGAATATGCTTCGTCACTTCCAAAAATATTGCGTAAATTCTCGAAGCGTTGTTGAGAAGCTTCATCGTATAGCGTTTGATAGTGCTGCTTCTCGAGAGGTAGAGTTTTCTTTTTCCGCCCCACTTTCTTTTTGACGCTGTGATTAAACTTGTGGGTATGGTACTGCGAGTAATTCTCTAATAAACGGTTGTACGATCGCAGCAGCGGTAAATTGCCTATCCATAATTCATTTGATTGTGCCAGCGAACTCATGTATAATTTTTGATCACGAGCTGACATTTGTAGTGCTTTTCTAGACCAAGGTGTCAATGTTAAAAACCGGTCTATTTTCCGGATGATCTTATACGATCCGGTCGTGGGCGAATAGAAAGTTTCAGTAGAACAGAAGTCGCACGTTTCTATATCCCCAATCTTTAAATATTTAAGCACTTGTCCGAGTCCATGCTTGATTGTATCATCTTCGCCTTTAATTAATGGCCGGAACACTGTATAATAGGCTTTGCGTATGTCGTCATTGTCGACGAAGGTAGGTAAGAATAATGCAAAATCATCACCTGCACAATCTAAATCATAACTGTCGCGGTCAAGTTCTAGTAATTCTTCAGCTATGAATCGATTATAAAGTGCCATACGTAGGGTATTGCCAAAAGTTGTGTCGCAATTACCCGATTGTACTGTCCCCGTTTTTGTAACACGGCCTAACAGCATAACGTCAATGAACTTACCATTCTTGTTCATTTGACGCACATTGTAGGTGATTGTACCTGCCAATGCTTGTGCTCGGAAGACTGCTTCGTCGACGTGATATACACACCCAGCCTCTGCTAAGTATTGATATATCCTAAATTCACACGCTTTCTTGAGTTCAAGATATTGTGTGCGATCGAAGCCCGAACCATCCCCTTGCACGAGTTTATTGAAACCAGCCTTGTGTCTTAAGTTCATAATTATTTCACGTTCAGACCAGTTTCTTCCTGATGAATATCCTTTGAAGTTCTTCTTAAAAATTTGTTCTAGACGATATACAACAGGGCCCATAACATATTTGTATTCTTCGTTGGGCGATGCTATATTCCTATTTTTAGGATTTTTCAGTTCACTCGTTACCTCTTGCTTTTCAAGCTTACAAAAATTGCCGTACACTCTCTTATAAAGCTTGTCTTTGTCAACTGCATCCCACCGTTTTTGTTGTTTGGTATCAAGGTGGTTATAATATGCATTGACGGAATATTCGAAGTTTTCTATTAATGGTTTGATTTCTTGTTCGAATATTCTTGCCGTGTATTTGTTAAATCGCTCTAAAATATCTTGGTGTGGTACTGGTAGTGCAATACAATCTCTGCGCATGGATGTGTAATTATTAGCAACACAGTCGTGGTAAATAGTTACTGGATTGACCTGTGCTATTATTGGCATTATTTTCTTGAGTCCATACGATGTTCTGCCACACGCCATATCTAGATATTCTTTTTCTGGCAAGTTGAAAGGTATGTCGAGTTTCCAGTCGACAATGTTGGCCAGTTTGCCAACTATATCGCTATAAGTTTTGGATGAAACACACTCGCCGACCTTAAGGTAATGATGTTTGTCGACGTGGCGTATCCCACCCATAGTTATATGCGACTCACCTCCCTATTGGGAGATGAGCCTAAGGAGTTTGTCATAAAGACCCTCCTTAAACTTTGCATCCTTTGTTGCGCTAAGACTGAAATTTTGATCATAAATCTTTTGTTTAATAGCGTTACAAATTGTGGATGCATTGCCTTTCAATTTACCCGCATTAACGTCGTTAATCATTGAAGTGACGGGTTCCTGAGACAGCTTCAAGATGTCGCATTTTAAGAGTATGTTAGCATGTAGTGCTTCTTGTAACAGTGGGACAACGTGGGCACTAGCGTCAAGGATAGATCCGGCATCAGTGATCAGAGAGATGGCTACAGATTGTAAAGTTTCGAAATTGACCTCTTTGGCTACCATAATTTTTCTGATGGTGTTAGTGAAAATTTTGTATGGTATAGCAAAAACATAAGCACGTTGCTCATTAAAAAGCTTATAATTTTGCCTGAAAGCGATGGAATCGCTGTTCGTCCACATGGTGTATTTCTTTAAAAATCCATTTACATGAACGTAGAGGTCTTTGTCATCTCCATGACCAAACAGACACGTTTGTCCTTCCTTGAGTGCGGCAAGCTTAACCACTCTTAGTCCTTTCTGGACGTTTTCTGGTATTTTCTCAATAATTGCAGGCATAGGTTGAATCGGCTCATCTATGAGAGGTTGGATGAGGCTGACTTCCTTTTTGCTCTGCAGTTCCGCTGGGATGTCGTCGTCTTTTTCTCCTGACGATGATAAGTTTCGAAATTCATCCCTTTTAACATAATCAACGTTCAAGACAGAATAGTTTCGCATTTGATTGGCTTTTGCTTTTTGTCTAGAGACAAGGACATAGTCCTCATCTCCGTTGCGAAAACGGTCTAACACTTGAACGCTAATACCATCTTCCACAGTCGAATTGAAGAAATACAATTCCGAATACCGGTCTGGATGATTATAGAAAGAATAACCATCAGCGGTAGCTGTGTACTCGATGATATCGCCGTGAGGCTTCTTGACGCGTGTAAACTCACCTAATTTTTTGCCGCCTACGGTGGTAAATCCTCCTGACACGTTGGGTTTAAATACGTGCAGGATGTCAAAAGATGACTTTCCTGGATTTGCACGAAGCCACAAGTTGCTGGCATCGTAAATTCCATCGTAGTATAGGGAGTCCGTTGTATGTAGGTAATCACCGTCGTAATCTCGAAGGTGTTGACAGTTATAATCGTGTGTTTCAACTGTCGGTATAACTACATCAGGTATAGCCAGTTGGTATTCAGCGCTACTATTGTCGTGGAAATCCACGGATTGAATGTCGCTTATTATATCGACTTCACGCTCTAATTCCTCTGGTATGACCTCTCTGTTAGCTCTGACCCGGTGAATGATTCCCTGTCGACACTGGCAGAAGCCGGGTAAAACACCGTGACGGTGTTTAGCCCGCTCCGTAACAACGAAATCGTAACGGCGAGAATTCTCGTGGGAAAAGGTAGGATCAATGTTGATTTGGACATGACTAAGCCCGTATTTTGAAGAACGGGGTCCAGAACCAAGGTCAAAGAAAGTTCGTGTGTAAGTGAATGTACCATCGTCTTGACGTAATAAACGACCATAATAATCGAAGACGTGGTGTTCAAAAAACCTTCTTTGTAAAGCTGTAGCACCGTGGGGATTAGAATCCTTTGCGATGCGAGTATCCTGACCTCTTGCCTTAAAAACTTCCGCAGTCGATTCGTCCGGGCACGTGACCACTTTCATACTATCTCTGTACGTTAAATTACGTACAGAAGGAGCATAATCGTGAATCTCGTACTTCGCCGAATGAGAGACATGGTATTCAGTCAACACCACGGGCAATTCGTGTGGGGCCCGCGGTGGATTTCTAACAGGAACAACTGGTGCGTCAACGCGCTGGTCTTGTTGACCAGCTTGATTTCGTGGCGGATTGCGACGATTATTTCGACCCGGGGGGGGGTTGGCGTTGGGGTTGTTTTGATTAGCTTGATTAGCAAGATTGGGGTTAACGTTTGGAATGTTGTTA